ATTCATGTTAAATCGCTGGCTATCAACTCCTCCAATATCTCAACTGAAACCATCGACGGTGACGAGCATATCGTCATTCGCGGCGTTGTGCCTGTTGTTGATGACGTTGTGATGAACGGAGGGCTGTATCCGGCCAGCGAAATTAACAAAAGCTTTAAGTCGATGGAGGGGCGGCAGTGCCCGTACGGACATCCCAAAATCGGCACAGATTACGTATCGGCTGACACGCCGAGGGCGGTAAATCAGTTTCACATCGGTGCATGGGCTGAAAATGTCCGCAAAGATGGCGAAAGGGTCATCATGGACGTGAAGGTTAATCGCCGTTTCGCTGATGCCACAGAGAAAGGCAAAGAGTTCCTTGCCCGTGTGGATGACATCATTGCCGGTAACAGCACGGACCCGATTCACGTATCAACCGGATTACTGCTACAGCGCGAGCAGAATAAAGGCAAGTCAAAGGGAAAACCGTATACATGGGTAGCCCGAAACATGCACTTTGACCATATCGCCATTCTTCCGGTGAGTGAGCCCGGTGCAGCTACACCTGGTGACGGCGTCGGGATGTTCGTTAACTCTGACGGTCAGAAATGCGATATCGAAAATGTCTGTCTGATTGATGCGGCAAACTGTACGAAAGCTGACATCCTCAGCCAGGTGAAATTCTTTTTTACCAATGGCTCTAACTTTTCTTTTGAAGATATCCACAAAGCACTGCGCGACGCCCTGAGAGAGCAATCATCAGGTGACGACTGGCCTTATCCGGAAACCGTCTGGCCTGACAAATTCATCTACTACAAATCCGGTAAAACCTACCAGCAAAAATACCTCATTGACGATAGCGGCGAAGCTGATCTTGTCGGTGAGCCCATTGAAGTTGTGCGCAAGCCAACAGAGTACGAAGTAAAAACCAATAAGGAAAACGACCCGATGAAACAACTCATCACAAACTCGCTGAAGGCAAAAGGCATCGACACAGAGGGTAAATCCGATGCTGAGCTGATGGATGCGTACAACCAGATGATCGCCAATGAATCCAAAGGCGAAGAAACGCCGGAAGAGAAAGCGGCGCGTGAGAAGGCTGAGAAAGAAGCTAAGGAAGCCAAAGATAAGGCAACCAACGTCGATATGCAGACCATGATCACTGCTGCCGTCAATGCGGCTGTCGCACCTCTTCAGGCTCAGTTAAACGCAAATGCTGACAAAGAAAAGTCAACCATGCGTGAAGCAGTGAAAGCCAAGTTAGGCATGTCAGATGTTGCCGTTAACTCGCTCGATGGCGAACCGCTAAAAGAACTGTACGCGCAGTGCGCACCGGTTCAGGGGCTGAATGGTTCGTTCCATTCTCAGCAGAACTCTTCCACCTCAGTATCAGAAATGCCGGAGTAAAACGAAATGGCGAACAAAACAAAACGTGTGATTCATGCGGGAGGTATTTTCCCTAACCCGCTGTTAAATCGTGAAGGCGAGGCGTTAGCAGACATTAAGCCCGGCACGGTAGGCTTTTTCGATGGCGGCAAGTTCAAAGCCTCAGTAGATGGTAAAGAGTCGGCGATCCTGTACGTGGCAAACATGGATTATCTGCGCTGCAAAGGTGTAGATGACGACCTGAAGGCCGGCGATTGGGTGGTGGCAATCCAGCCATTGCAGGGATTATTCATGAACGTCCGCGCTGCTGCCGGTACGTACAAAAAAGGCCAGCCGGTGATTGTTGCCAACGGCCAGATCACAGCGGCCACCGCTGCGGAAGGTGAAGTTGTATTCGCCTATGTCGAAGAAGATTCAGCACTGACCGCTAAGGCGGGTGAGCTGGTTCGCGTTGTGTTCAAGTAAGGAGAACCGAATGTTTTATTTTTCAACCAAAAAAGCGACCGAAACCGGCAACCTTGAAGCTGTTAATGCTCAATTTCGTGAGCTTCAGCTAGCGCGCAATTCATCCTCTCAAGCAGTGGCTGACTTTATCTCACGCGCTCGTTATCGCAGTGAGGATGCACCAAAACTTGATGCTGCAAATGCTGTTGACGACATTAAGCGCTTATACAAGGCGTATGACCAGACTGTAACAGCTGAATTCCAACCCACAACAGAGTTTACATTGTTAAACGACTTAATGGGGCTGTCTCGATCTGTTCGACTGGAAGAGTCGGTGTATGAATACGCCCGCAAAGGCAGTGGTGGTGTGGCTCATACATCAATGTCCGGCCAGATTGGTGCGCTGCTGGATGCAGGCGCGTTCACCTTCGACGGTACTATGGTGCCGATTCACGATACCGGCTTTAAGTTCGGCTTCCGTGACCCGATTTTCGCGAAAGGTTCCGCGCTGGCATCTCTGTCCGATGCGCAGTCTGATTCTGTTGATACTGTCCGCCGCAAGTATGTTGACTTTATCTGGAACGGGTTCCGTGATTCAGAAGGTAATTTCATCAAGTTTGACGGCAAGTCATGGAAAGGCCTTCGTGCTGATGAGCGCGTAGCCCAGGTGGAGCTGACGATTGACTTTGCCACAGAGCAGGACGGCAAGAAAATCCGCGCCGAAATTATCAAGCTGCGTGACGTGCTGAAACTGAAAAACCTGCAATACGGTGAGCAAACCTGGTATGTGTCAGGTGAAATCCTGTCAAATTGGGAAAGCGTGTATTTCGACGTTAACCAGACCCGCACCATCCTGGACGAAGTGAAGAAAATCACCGGCATCAAAGACATCAAAGAAGATTACGAGCTGAAAGGCAATGAAATGGTAGTCGTTCCACTGGGTGCCGGTGTTATCGCTCCGATTGTCGGTCAGGCGTTCGGTACTGTTGCAGACCCGCGTCAGTTCTATAACTCTGATTACGTATGGCGCACATGGGGTGCTGCTGGCCTGATGGTTAAACAGGACATCAGCGGTCACTTCTCAGTCGTTCACGCGAAAGGCGCATAAGGGGGATTTATGGCACTGGTAAAAATCTTAGCAGGAAACATTTTTGCCGGTGCCGACCTTCAGAAACTGGAGGTCGGCGCTGTCTATGATGTTAATGATGACCTGGCAAAAAGCTGGATTGCCAGCGGTAAGGCTGAGCACACAAATGAAAAAAGTGGGGAATTGATTTTTGAAGTTTCCACACCGGCTAAACATGAAGGAGATGACCAATTCACGGCAGAGCTGGCAACAGCGAAACTCCTGATCGCAGAACTGGAAGAGAAAAACGCTCAATTGCCGGTTATCTCTGGCGAGCTTGCCGATGCCAATGAAAAGGTATCGGCTCTCACCGCAGAACTGGAAGAGAAAAACGCGCAGTTTGACGCAGTCACTGCTGAACTGAATGCGCTGAAAAGCGGCAAAAAGGCGAAATAATGCAGATAACTCTTGATGACGTAAAGCCGATGATTGCGGAACTCGGGTTTACATTGCCTGATTCTGTGCTGTCGCTGTTACTGAGTCAGGTTAATGCAAAGTCCGGATGTCTCGAAGCCAATTACGACGAAACCACGCAGAAACTGCTGCTGATCTACACCGTTGTGAGGTTGGCCTCGCTGTCTGGCGCACGAAAGATATCATCACAGAGCGCTCCTAACGGAGCGTCCCGCTCCTTCGCATATGATTCTGCCGGTACTGATTATCTGCTGAATCAGATCCGCGCATGGGACAGCGCCGGGTGTCTTTCTGATTTGCCTCTGTCGAGTAAAACAGTCGGTTTCTTTGGTGTGGTAGGAGGGTATCAATGATTGAAGCAAAAGCACTGGCTGACAAGCTGAATCAACTTTATAACTTAGACCCAGATGGAACGAGTAATCTCGTCAAATCAAGGGTGGAATTTAATTCGAAACTTGGTGATGCGGACATTCCATTTATGTGTTCAAAATCAAGTGATGGCGTACTGACCATGGGTATCGTTGGATTTATTAATGCGCTGGTTAATCCAGGGTCTGGATTTGTGGCTGCTGTATTTGATGATGGCGCATTAAGTGGATTCACAGTCACGGGATGTGAGAACTGTGAACCATACCAATTTGAAAGCTATGCGTTATGAGTTCAGTTGCAAATTGGGCATATACCTCATGGGCGACGCTGTGGCGGTCTGCAGGGAAGGATAAATACGGCAAGCCTGAATTCTCGGAGCCGGTTCATTTCCTGTGTGGCTATGGTAGTGAACTGAAAGCCGGAAAGATTGATATCGGCTCAGAAATCACTATCAAACTGGTGTTCTGGACTGAGTACGCTGATGCGAAGAAAGGTGATTTTATCGCTATCGGCAAGCACTCAGGTGATCCGGTATCTGCCGGTGCTGACGAAATCAAATTCATCAAACGTGATGAGGATGTATTCGAGCACATAGCGGATGATTACACCCTGATAACGGCGGTGTGATATGGCGGCAAAAATCAGAGGTATCGCAGAGGTCAGCGCCAATATCAATGCACTGGTCGGCAATATCACCGGTCGCAAAGTTACCCGCGCAATACAGGCGGCGATGCTGATTGGTGGAGCTCAGGCCACGCTGTTTACGCCTATCGACACATCAACGCTTATCAACTCTCAGTTCCGTGAAATCACAGTTAACGGCACCCGCGTTACCGGTCGTGTCGGATATTCTGCGAACTACGCGGTATTTGTTCATGACCCGAAAGTTAAGCAGACATTCCGGCGCACCACTGCGCGAAAAGAGTTCCTTACGCTGGGATTTGAAGAGAGTCGAGATGAGATTGAAGCAGCCATGCATCAGGAGATGCGCATATGATACACGAAGCGTTTGAGCGTTATCTGAACCGCGCTGGTCTGCTGGATGATTTCACTGTTCAGTACCTGACGTGGACGGAAGAACCGGATTCACGCACGCAGCAATATGCCGTCATTCAGCCTGACGGCGGCAGCGGCAGATTTGCTGACCTTGGCGCTGACGACAATGTAATGCTGATTCTGGTATCTGCACAGAACGATCCGGAGCCGGTGTTAACCAGGGCGAAAGACATTCTCAGTTTCGTATCCGAGTTTCCTGACGATTGCGAACTTAACTCAATCTACAACCTTGGCGGCATGCCGAAGCCGGTACCGACAGAAGAAGGCCGGTTCATTATGCAATTGGCTTTCCGCTGCACATCCTGAACAAACACACTTCAAACAGGTCGCTTATGCGGCCTTTTTTATTTGCAAATAAAGAGGTTACAACATGGCACAATGCCCTGATGATAAAGGCCTGGTGATGGGTAATGCGGG